TTTTATTGGTCCAAGACTAGCCAATACTGGCGAACCTCGGGAAAAGGAACGTACTGCAGCCTTTGCCAAGAACGCACCGACGAGGGTCTTGACTATGGCTTGCTTATTGGTTTTGGCTGACTTCGATAAAATCGTTAAACCTGTATTAAGATCAGCAGCCAGGAAAGACTTCATGGCAGACCCTGCGTTTGTTTGTTCTAAAAGAGCTAAAGCGGCCCCAGTTTCAATTACGTTTATCCCAAAACTTCGAGTTCTCTTGCGAGGTCTCGCTCTTCGACGTCTAACCATGCCCCAATTAGGGGAATTGCCCTATTTACCTATATGGGTTAATCTTTAAAATTTGTCCAGGTCCAATGATAATGAAAGTGTTTAGGCCAGAATAGGAAACCTTCTTGACGAGTGGGGCCAATTCTATTAGGATAAGCTCGTTTATCTTTACACTTTGGATTCTGACAACTACTGTAAGTATGATATTTCTTTCCGCATCTATTACAAATCATCTTGTCACTATTGTGTTAATGTACTCTGTCTTTTCTGTTTGACAGACTTCGCACAACCATTCATTGTTGACATGATCATAACCCCTATATCCTGAACATTCATGACATTGGCCCATAGGTTTCCGCTCTTGTTCTTCTTTACCCCTTGCTTTAAGCATGGCTTTACGGATTAATAGATTTACGAACAGAGACACGTTCATGTCTGCTTTTTCCGATTCTACTTTAAGAAAAGCCACTTCTTCAAGCCCCAGGGTAAAGGCCTTGCTAACTTTAAATTCGTTCTTTCTCCCCATAGATTAAACAGTATCCGAACAGGGTTAATATAATTATAATATAAGTTTATTATTAATAAATATCTAATAATAAAAATAAATGAAAATAACCCTATGTACCTAATATATAATTATAATATAATAATATGTACTACTTTAGGCCTAGCTTAGTGCTCTGTTTTGGCTGTTTTACCCCTATTTCGGGGCTGTTCTGGGTGTTTAGTAGCCCTTCTAGGCCGCTTCTTTTCATTAACATCTCTGCAACCAGCCCCATGATAGGGTTATCTTTTGTTATTGCTTTGATTGTACTTTGGCCCGTGGCCTCGTCCATTTTTTTAGATGCCGCACCCAGGGAACCAAAAAAAGAAGATTGAAAAGTTTCAAGCATCTCATGGGTTCGGCCTTCTATCTCATCTATGATAGGTTCCAGGATGATTAACAGATCATCATCACTATCGGATGACTTCGCCCACTCAACCCACTTATCCTTACTCAGTTTAGCGATATAATGACTTATTCCAAAATAGAATAATGACCAGGCGATAAAGTACCCCAATAGTTCTAAGGTTGTGATTACCATTTTATTTCAGGGAGGGCAAACAGACATATTTTTGGGAACCAGGTATCCAGGTTAAATTCTCTTTCGGTCCACACGTGGGGGGAGCTACACCTACAGGTCTGAGATCACTTATCTGTTTTGTCTCAGGTGGAATATCAAAGAACGTGGCCTTCTTGCCGGTTATCACTCCCGAATCCTGAACCAATTTCAAAAATGCAATCATCGCGCCTACGTTCATGGTTTGAATAATTCTTCCCAACGTGATAGTATTTTGGGTCCCGCTCCAAAAAGAACGCTTTCTTTGCTTAAGATCTTTGGTCCCGCGCCAACAATAGCACCTTTTTTAATTTCTTCCCATTTCACATCAGGAATTATAGTTCCCGCATCTTCAAGGGCAGTACGAATTAAATCGAATAATATCGGAGTTATTGCCAAAAGGGCTAATCCTCCAATTAACACTGGTGTATTTTCATTGGCTAACATCGTATTGATATTTTCGTGTCTCCTATGTCGGGATAAAGCATCACGTTGACCGACTGTCAATTTAGTGATCTCTACGTCATCAGGTACGGCTTCGAAAAGGGGACGACCCATTAGCGCCTCTTCTTTTTACCAGCTGGAGTTTTACGAAACGCAACCGCCATCTTCTTTAGGTTCAACTTGCCGTTACGATATCGGAAACGGGGTTTTTTGGAATTCGCTTTAACGTATTTGTTCCAGGCGCTTAGTTTACGCTTGGGATAGGATCGTAATGCTTGCATTTCTCGGGCTTGCTCTCTCGGTAAACGGGGGGCAGCTTTTCCAAACTTACGCGGACTCTGCACAAACCTCTGTCCTGCAACAAAACCGTCGGCATACCCATCATTATAACCTTCATCATATCCAGGCATTATTCCACCTCTTTTCCTTCCAGGACAACCGTCATAGATCCAGTAGGACCTACAGCCAGGACTTTCATCCCTGTATTGGGCGGTATAGTATAGTACAAGTTGGGGAATTGGGGCCCGACCCCTGCGTCTATGATTAGAAACTTGCTAACATGCAGCGCTTCTTCATTACCTTGAAGGGTCCAGCTTAGAACATCACCCGCAGAGCATCCCGAATAATCGAACGAGACGTTGGTGACGACACTATAGAACCTATTGGGAGAGATAAAGTCCAATAAGATCGTGCCACCTGCTGTCAATGCTTCCAGACCGCTCCAGGCAAACATGTGGTCACCATAGAAGTTAAGGCTCGGCCCCGTCGAAAGTGTCATATCTCTTCAGCTACCATATTAATTGTCCATATTACATTACTAGCATTACTATGCTGGACTTCAACTAAGACCGTGGATAGAGGCGGAATTAGCATGTAGATAGGGTCCCAGTCACTTGAAGCTCTAGCCGCTTCATTCTTTGAACGAAACCTGAAGATAGATTGTCCAGACACCTTAATCTCTAGCTGATAAGTTGCTCCGTTGCCTATCTGGTCGAAATCTGTAGCCCATGAGAAAAGAACCTTAAGCGCTTTCTTTGGTGTTCTTAGATCTAACGCAGTTACCGTATTGGCATTGGTTGTAACATTGCCACTCCAAGCTCCCCAATATTTTCCAGCTACGTGAGATAATTCTAGACCAGGACTTAGAACCAGTGTCGGATTATCGTAACCCTTGCCCTCGGGCATTGTTTACTCGAACTGAATGGTGCAGCTTGCGTCTATTGTTGCGGCCGTTGTTACCGCCATTTGAATATCAAGAGTATTTCCAGAAGTCACACCCAGGGCGGTCTTTTCCTGAGTAACACAATTAGCTACTCCAGTTCCACCACTTGCGGCCTGAGCGATTGCAGGACCCATAAATGTGGCATCTCCTTCCTGGAGTGCTGTACCTGTTAATTTGAATCCTGAACAGAAGTCTGCTCCAGTTCCAACGCTACTAACTCCCATTGAGATGGAACTTATTTGCGAAACTCCAGAAGGCACAACCAGGGAAAGCCCCGATGATGCAAACTGGGATGTCATGCTTTGGAAGGATGTCGTCGCGCTCAATGCGGCCGAAGTCCTTGTTACTACGATTGCCATGTGTTTATGCCCTCACTTTTATTGGTCCAAGACTAGCCAATACTGGCGAACCTCGGGAAAAGGAACGTACTGCAGCCTTTGCCAAGAACGCACCGACGAGGGTCTTGACTATGGCTTGCTTATTGGTTTT